CTACTCCTCTTCCGTTAAAATTTTCTGAAGTTTTATATAGACATAGAATAGTGCCTGCTCGTTGCCGTTGTTAATTCTGAATACCTCGTTTTTAACTTTTGCATAAATATACTCAAACATGATCTTGCTCCTCTTTTTTTATATTATACCCCATTTGTTGTAAAAAAGAAATTTTGAGATATAATGTATTGAGGTGATCATATTATGTTGTTAAGAACAGGAGAACAGATTGAGAATGACTTATTTCACATTTTCGAGACAGTAGATCTTGACTATGAAGAAATAGAGAAAAAAGTAAAAATAGATGCTGAGATAATTGAAAGCATCATTTCAGGGAATGAATTTTCTTATATAAAAGAATGGCTAAAGCTTATAAAGTTTGTGACTAAAGAAATTGAACACATAGAATGTAGCGACATGATTACACAAATTCAAGAAGATATATATTTGTACGGAGCAAAGAAAATGTATAAGTTGAAGCACAAAAAAAGAAGCAGAAAGCATGTGAAATTTATAGAAGTAATTGACTATGAGATAATGGAAGAAGAGGACTTTGGGACTTATTTGACACTTTCAGAAATACTCATGCTGTTTGAGTTCCAGAACAGTATTATATAAAACAAAAAGAGCCAGTTAAAATTTTTGGGAATATAAAAACACCTCTATTTTCGAGGTGTTTTTATTCTTGCTGATTTAGTTTTTCTTCTAGAATCTTCACTTTTTTTTCTAACTCAATTATTTTTTGGACTCTTGTTTCAGGAACATATCTCATATTGATTACAATTACAACTCCTATAACCAATAGCCCAATAAAAGTATGCCAAAAATAACTATTTTTATTAGTCACCGAAATATTTTTACTTATTAATATATCCTTTATAAAGCCAAACATAAAATTAAGAATTAAAAACAAAGATAAATTTATTCCTACAAAAAGAAGTAAAATTTTACTTAATGATAATGCTGAAACAGCTTTGTATACATCAAAATTTAACCCTATAATTGAGAAAATAGTCAAAAATACACCCATTATACCAAAAACTTCTTTGTTATAATCTTTTAAATTTTGTTCTAATTTTTCTGATTTATCAATTTGTTTTTCGAGTTTCTCTCTGAGTTTTTGACTTTCATCTTTAAGTTTCTTGCTTTTTAAAAGTAAATCAGCTATATCATCTTGCATATGAATTTTATCTTTTTCTTGATTTTTTCTATTATCTTCAGTTTTCTTATCTATAGCTTTCATATAACCTATACGAGCAACATCAAGATTAACATGATCATAAAGTTTTTCGACTGATTTTTTTATTTTACAATCATTTGTTTTTTGACTTTCTAAAAATATTGTAAATATGTTTTCAGATAACATTTCTATTGAAAAATTTTCTAGTTGTTTATCTAATTCTACTAACTTTTTAAAAATTATAGAATATTTATGTCTAAAATTCCCCTCGTAAATTTCTTCAAGTTTTTTTAATTCTGAGTTTTTTTCAAACTTCTCATTAATACTTGAAGCTCTTTCAAGAAAATTTTCTAATTTTCGATTTTTTTCATCGTCGCTCATCAGTTAAGAACCTCTCTTCGTATATCATCTATTGTTATAACGTTTCTATAAGGATCTTTAAAAACTCTTTCCCAAGCTCCATTAGATTGGTGTGTTTCTTCTACCATTTCCCAAACATCTTGATCTCTTCTTTCGTTAAAAACTCTCCTTGCTATTTCAACTATATCCCCATCTAAGTTATCTACTCTGTTACCTATGTCAGTATTGAGATTATTAAATATTATCGGGAGAGAACCGCCACCAGAGAATTCGTAATATACTTCTGGAAAAACAGGACCGAATTTCCAAGCTTCCATTCTTCCATTAAAAGGAGCAAAGTTATGTCTAATCAATTCTCTCTGAATAAAATAAAGCATTTTTTGTATTTTTAAATTACTCAATCCTCTGTCCCCAGCTAATCTTATTAAAAAATAAGCTATAATTAAAGCATCTCTCATAGTCATTCCTCCTTTTTATTGTTTACATATCATAACATTTTTATTACAAAATGTAAATTAGAAAATTTACTTTGTCAACATATTTTCTACAAATTGACTACAAGTTATCTACATTATTATTATACCTCAAAAATAAAAAATTACAAAAAAATAGTTAATTAAAGGCTCAACTTAATTAACTATTATAATCTTGATTGAAAAAAGATTTTATGTTTTGTTTAGTAATTTATAATAGCATATTATCTTTTATTTTTCAATAAAAAAAGATGGCCACTTTACTGGCCATCTCGAAAAATAGAATAATATAAAAATTTTTAATTTTATATTCTTATAAAAATCACATTACATAATGCTGCTATTAAAGTTTTTATCTATAATATATTATACCCTGTTTTTTCAAAAAGTCAATCTGCTAATTTATCAACTCTTTTATCTTTGCAACAAGTTCATTTTCTATTGTCTGCATATGGTCTTCAACAATCCTTATCGCTTTATTATAAAGTTCCTTTTCATCTGTCCCATCCTCTTTTAATCCTTCGAGAATTTGGACTATAATACTTTTTGTCTCTGAAAATTCCTTTTTTATAATATCATGAATCATTTTGTAAGTTATTCCCTCAATGATGTCATGCATTTCAGTTTCAAAATCAATCAATTTTCTGTTGAAAAAAGTATCAATTTCTTTATTGATTATTAACCAGTTTTCTTTCAAGTGATTTTTTTGAATATATTTTACTATTTTTTTCTGAATCGCCCAACGAATATCCTGAATTTGCAATGTCAATATCATTTCAAGAGCTTTACCAGTAACTTTTTCAGTTCTTAACCTTTCTTCTAATCGATTGAGGACTTCTACAAGTTTTTCATTTTGAGTTATAAGTGTACTTCTCCTATTTTCTGCATACTCTAATTTTCCTAAAATTTCTTCATAATACTTCTTGTTGTCCTTAATCATTAAGTCAAATATAGTTTTTGCAAAATAAAGAAATATCCCACATATTACTACTGTCACTCCTAGTTCGCTAATTTCTTTAAAAAACATTTTTCCTCCTCAACTGCTACAGTGCAGCAGGATTTTCTTTCTTTTCTACATTAAATATATTTTGTAGTACTACTCTTAAATCGCAGTTCTTTTTAGCCTCTTCCAGTGCTATTGTTAATGCTTCTTCTCCTACTTCTTCAACAAAATTTGGAATAAAAGGTCTGTCAATTGTTTTTTCTTTTTCCAGCAGATCCTCTAATTTTTTCCAAAAACCATCATGTACTTCCTTGAATTTTTCTATTCCAGCTTTTCCTTTGCTCAATATTTCTGTTTTATAAATTAATGTCTTTCCTAATTCTATAATTTTCCCTGTTATATAAATTTTTGCCGCTAATCTGTCCATAATTATTTTCTCCTTTGTTATTTTTGTTTTATATTTTATTTTAAGCTGCTTGACAGGCTCAAATTTGCATTTAAACTTGTCCGATGACCTTTTTGTACATAACTTAGATTTAAAGCTCTTATATTCGAAATATACAAGTCATTTTTTCCTATAGACTCAATTTTTTCATTTTTTGAGCCTATAAAATTTTCTTAGACTTAAAATTTCAAAAAATTAAGTCTTAAACTAATTCAAAATATTCATTTATACTTTTTACTATTGCTTGAATATATTCGCTTTTCTTTTCAAAAGCTTTTTTCAAATCCTCGTTATTGTCAATAAAAAATGGCTCAGAAATAACACAAGGTGCTTTTGTCCTGCTTAACAATCCACTTCCTCTCCCGTGCCAAGGCTCTTTTGCACCTCTATTTTTTAATTCTAATGCTTCTGATACATTTTTAGATAATAACTCAGCAAATTTTTTGCCCTTCACACTTCCAGGATAATATATTGCTTCTGTTCCTGTAGCAACTGTATTAGCACTATTGCAATGTAGTGATATAGCTAAATCTGGATTCAAACTATTAATCAAAGTTGTATTTTCCATTTTTGAATAACCTCTATTATGTGTGAAAGCTTCGTATCCGTTATTTACAAGTAATTCTACTAGTTCATCTGCTAGTTTTGTATTATATCCAAGCTCAGTCACTTTTTTATCCTGCGATACAGCTCCACAGTCATTTCCACCATGTCCTATTATTACGCATATTTTTTTCTTGTTTAAGGTGGGCTTCACCTCTTGTTCATAGTTTTTTATCCATAAAAGAGCATAATCTTTATCCTCTCCAACTTCTTTTATTTTATAAATTTTATGTCCTATTTCAATAGTTTTTCCAATATGATTTCTAAGTTCTTCAGTCATTCATATCATCCTTTCTATAAATTTTTCTTTTATTTTTACTCTATTTAGCCAGCCTTTTAAAAAATCTTCTTGTGTACTGTCTTTCGCTGCAAGATTTTTGTAAAAAGTTCTTTGCAGCTCATGATACTCTTTCAGAAATTCTTCAGGATTTATACTGTTTATCGCTTCTAGCGTTTTATTTCCAACTATTCCATCTACAATTAGACTGGCTCCGAATTTGTTTGCTACAATCTGAGCCTTTTTAATTCCTCTTCTTCCACTGTTTACAGCCCAGTCAAATATTGATAAAGCCACTCTATCATCTATTATTTTATCCAGCTTATTTCCAAGATAATATTTTTTTAAATAAATATTTTTTGCAAAATCTTTTGTTAAATTCCGCATATCTCCAGTATAGCCGAATTCCCTTGCTTCTTCTTCAGTTATCCCGAAGTTAGTTGCTCCACCTCTATCATTCTCGTCATTAGTATAGCCACCTTCGACTTCGAAAATATAATCTAAAAATTTCTTAAATCTATCCATTTACATCACTTTCCTTCCTATTAATTCCATTTCTTTTAAATATTTATATAGTTTCGACGGGTTAAACTGATATCCGACCCTGTCTTTTAATGATTTAAGTTTATATGTTAAAGTAAATTGTAAAGCATAATCTATTGCGTTCAGGCAAAATTCACTGCAAAAATATCTATCATCATTTTGGACTTTACTTGCATAAAAGAACTGCCCTAAAATTCCTAAGTAGTCGTACCCTTTACCTTGTGCTGTATTATAAAACTCCACAATATCCTCAGCTCTGACACTGCTATCCATCTCAAAAATTTCAAAGTTTTTCTGATATTTAAAAGGTTTTTTTCTAACTCCACCTGGATTTGAAAGAAAAACTTGATTATTATAGATAAACTCACAATGCGAATAATTCCCTAGAGTCCACGCAGAAATTAAAAATCCTATTAAACTTTTTGGTCTGTGAAAGCTAATATATAATTTATCTTTTTCAAGCATATTACCTCCTTTATTTATAAATAACTTTTTTAAGTGTTTCTCCTCCTATTTGTGCATATCCAACAAACACTGGTTTTGGTTTGGAAGCTGCTTTTCTAATTTCTTCCAAAATTTCTTCAGCAATTTTTTGCTTAAAAACCCTTCTAGTATTAATTCCATTTTCTGTTAATGCTATTTTTGTGGCCATATTACCCCCTAATTTCATTTTCAAACAGCTTGTTGTATTCTTCCTCTGCCTTGAATTTCTTAAGCTCTTCTACTGATTTAGTCAGCAGACTATGTGAAAGTGTCGTTTCAGTAACCATTGAAGTAGTTGTATGCTTTCGCATTATTTCTGACATCTCAATAAATTTTTGCACACTAACATTTACGTATTTTTCTGAATTATCTTCAGTATAGAATTTCCAGTTTTCATATTCTGTAGCCATAAACTCTGTCACAACTTGTGCAAAATTAAGTTTTTTCCCTGCAGCAATCTGTTTTGCAAGTCCTAAAACAAATTTTAAAACAAGAGCAAAAAGTACTTTAGTAATATTACTTTGGTCTATTGTCCTGTTGTATTGCAGATACTTAGTCCCTTTAACTTCAAACTCGAAAGGCTTCTTTTCCCTTTCAAGCCTTAACTGGTATAATTCTTCTTTCAGTTTTTCAATTTTTTCTTCTTTTCTGTACTTTATCTGATTGTCTTCTATGTACTCAAATTCAGATAATGTTACAGTTATTATTTTGTCATTTTTTATCATTTCATTATCTGCTAATGTATATTTCCCAACTGCGTATAATTCTTCTTTTGTCATTTCACGCAATTTCCTTTTTTCTAAAATAGGATTCTGATATTCAATTTCTGAAATAATATGATTTTCTTTGTTAAAATCCGGAAAAAATAAATTTGGCTCTTTTTCAAAATCTTCTAAACTTGAAATAACAGGTCTTCCAATTATTTCAAGAGTATCTTTACTATAAATATTTACTATCATTTTTACCTCCTATATTTTTTTATTTTATTTTTACATAATCGTTAAAAGATACTAATCTATGAAATATGTCGCTGATCCTTTGAGTACATTGAATCGTCCTAGGTGTGCCCCCCATATTGTGATGTTAGTCGGATTTATCTGCATTCTTGTTGCTCCATTAAATCCTGGAGTAAGTGATGAAGAAGCAAGTGCAGCTTCAAATCCATAACTTTGATAAGTTGGACGAAATTTCACAGGAATTTCCAACAGTTGCTGATTTTCATGAAAGGTAATGTTATTTCCGTCATTTTGCAATCTAACCATTACAGTCACAGTTTTCCCTTTTCTTGTAAAAATTACATCGCCATTTGCCACTTGAATTTTTTGGCTCTCGATTTTGTATAAATTTTCCACTTTATCTGAAAGTGGCTTATTGCTTATTGCCCTAAATTTAGAGCCGTCATTGTATGTTAAATTATTGTTAGCAATGCACTCATAATAATACTTCAAAGCTTTATCATAATAGAATTTTCCTGTCGTCTTTGTTCCAGCGTCCTGGATATTTCCTCCAAATTCCAGTCCAATAATTTTAGCCAATGCCTGTATTTCCAAATATCTTCTGTCTGCCGAATCTCTCGTTAAATAAGTCATTGAATTGTCTATTGTTACATTCAATGTAGCAGCCTGATCGATTATAATAATACATTTCTCTACTATGTCTATCGCATTTTTGCCGTTATAAACTGGGATATAATCTCCATCAGTCCCTTTATTGTATGCATATAAAATTTCTGTTCCTGAATCATCCTGAGCATAAATTCCCATTTCTGATATTTTATAAGAATTTGTTATTGCGCTTTCTCCTGTCCCTGTCTTATTCGATACTATAAATGTAAATTCCACTATTCCATTTTCTTTTCTTTCGTAACTGTTCACAGAGAATTCATTTCTTTTATCCAGTAAATCTGTTAATTCTCTGTCATTTCCTGTGTTATATCCTGCTCCAATTTTAAACTTTGTCACATTTATTTTTGTCTCATTGTTTATTGCTTTTGCAAGAAGTTCCCTTCCTTTATTAGTCAATATCCAACCTATGTAATTAGCCATACTACCTCCTTTTTTATCTTATTCCTATCGTATTTTCTTTTACTGTAACATTTATTATTCCCTCACTTAAATTCTGTCCCATCCAAGGCAGTTCAAAGTTTCGTTCATTTAAGATGTTAATTATCTGCTTTTCAGAAAATATGCCAATATATTTTCCAAATTCTGCAGTTCTGTCAAATGTCAGTGCTTCAAGCCAGCTACGCTCATTCTTATATTCATTGACTACATCTAATACTTTTAAATAGTCTTTTTCATCTTTTAGCTCTCCAAGTGTACTTATTTTAAAGTAGCCCGGTCGTCCTCCGTATTCAAACCATTCCTTTATTTCCGCATTACCAAAAAGAATTTTACAGATTGTTTTCACACTTCCAAGTGTTCCCTTGTTAAAGTGAGCTATTACCGCTATTTTTACAAGCTCCCTTTTATTTTCAAGACTGGCGTTTTCTCCGACATAATCAACATGATATTCCCATAAAAGATAATCAATCTCAGTTTCTGTTAGTTTGTCAATGTTCAGAAAAAACTTATCCATGATCCTTTTCTTCTGATTTGATATTGCATAATCTATAGATTCATATATCCATCTTGTTCTTTCATCAGTCAGAGTTGAACTTGCAGCTATATAAGTTAATTTCAAATCCTGTATGGTTATCATAGCTCCTCAACTCCCTGATAGTTGCTTGTTACACCATTATTTATTCCAATCTGATTAAAATCTAATTTTTGGAATGCAGGGCTTCTTAGTACCACTCTTTTTACTCCGGCAATTTTTAATCTTTTAATCAGTTCGTCCGGATTAATATCCTTGCCTATCTTTTCTTTCTGCCAATTAATAAATTCCTGGATAGTTTTATCAACGTTAGATTTTATAATATTTACAAGAGTTTCATTATCTTTATCGATATAATAATCAAAATCTATAGAATAGTTGATTTTATTTGGCTCCTTGATATTAACATTATCAGTTAAAGGACGGACATTTTCTTCATTAAGCACTGCCTTTACTTTTTCCTTAAGTTCCTGACTTACTGTACCTGTGTCAGTCCAAATATACACATCTACATTAGTAGCACTTGGCGAATGGACTTTGACATCAATAATATTTGTACTTGCCGTCTTACTCCAGAAGGTATAAGCTCCTGAACTCCCAGCTGTGGTAAAGCTTTCAGGAATTTCCCTTATCCTTTCCCTGTAGCTTTCGTCCACTTCTTCATTTGTTCCCGAATTGCTTTCCGTGATATTTTCTACTTTTGAATAATTCGGATAAATGTCCACCATGTCTTTTATCTGTCCAACTGGAATACCATTTCCAATGGTTCCTACTTTATTACATGTAGCTTTTCCGTCCACAGACAGATTTCCTTTCAATATTTTGTATTCCTCATTTGTTTCAAAATAAAGCTCATTGTAACGTATTCTTGACCCCTTTGGGATAACTATATCAGTTGCCTGTATCGAAGATATATAAAATCTGAAAGTTGCTATTGCTGGTTGTTCTACCAGCCTTTTCCCTCTGTTCCCATATATTTCTCCTTTCAGGTCAAGCCTTTCATTTCTGGCATATCTCAAATAGTTCTGCTTAATGTCATCATTATATTTCTCTTCCAGCAAAGCTAACTGATAAGCAACTGTACTGAAAATTAATGTCTCAGGACTTGCTTCAGTCAAAGTTCTTCCGCTCAGTTCCTGGAATTTATTAATCATATCTCTTTTTATTTCCCAAGCATCCGAATCTATTACTTCATAATCTTCAAAATCACTCAATCTCTATCACCTCGATTCCCAGTGTAATTTCAAACTCATTCCTGTACTTATCTTTCATTATTATTTGTGTAGTTTTAAGTAATGCCCTTGGCTCGTACTTTCGGAATGTTTCAAGCAACTGAGCCATTATTTTATTTTCAACTACATTTATATTTTTATCTATTAAATCACTATCAAAACTAAAATCACGGTTGAGTGGCTGTTCTTCCTTGTATACTCGTAATAGCATTCCAACATTAGTTGTAACCTCTTCAACCAAATTTTTAGGAGCATAATTAATTTCCTGATCTGATGTCACATATATCATCTTAAATACCTCCTAGATAATTTCTGATTACATTAAGTAATATCTGTCTGTCAGCTTCAGACTTCATACTCTTACTGTACTCTGTCATTTCTTTTATCTTGTCAGCTGTTATCATTCCAGTTCTTATAAGATTCATGAATTCATGTACTTTGTAATCTTTTTTTATCTGTTCAAGTTTATCTAATATTTCATCCTTTTTCTTTTCTATTTTTTCCAATGTTTTATTTATCTTCTCAGTTGCCTTATTTATATTATTTTTCAGCTGATCTAATTTTGTTTTCTGTTCTTCCTGAACATTTTCAACTTCCGCTTCTGTGAGTTTTTCCTGTTCCTTCTTCTGAGCTTTTAACTGCTCTATTATCTGATTATATAACTTAGGATTATCTATATACTCTTTCAGCGTCAGTTCTACATTTATAACATCAAAGCTGGAAGTCTTTTTATTAAAATATGAGTTTTTTTCATTCATATCCATTATTAAAAACGGAAACGCTCCAAATGTTTGTCCACCGAGAGTTAAATAAGCATATTCTCCAAACTCCCACATGGTTTTTATCTTATCAAATTCTTCAACTGGGGAAGAATCAGGCAATAATGTTGAAACTAAAGAAATTCCAAAACTTATTTCTATCAGTTCTCTTCCCTGATGTCTTACCATACCTGGACCATATATTGCATTATGCTCAGATATTTTGCTTTTATATGTCCTTGACAGTTCATTATTGATTGAAGATACTTTTTTATCAGATACTTCAAATATTACATCTCCAAGACTTCCTATCATTGCGGACCTCCTGTCTTATCTCCGCCGGCAGTAACTCCATCATGTTTATGAGTATTAAGATTGATATTTCCTCCTGTTACAGTTGTTCCGAACACAGTCAAGTCCCCATTGATTTCAGTATTAGCATTAATCACAACTTTTGAAACTGGATTTAATGTCAGCACTCCATTGTCATAACTATAAAATCCACCATCAGAAAATGTCCTTTTTACTTCATTTTCATTAGCAGAACTATTCCGCATTGGACATCCAAGCACTACTCCCTGTTCCATCATTTCTGGAAAAAATAAACAGTACACAGTCTGTCCGATTGAAAGCATATAGTTATCAGAATGACTTTCAGAAAAAGGAACTAAAATGTTAAGCCAGTCACTTGTTTTATTGTCACCTGCAGAAAATAAAACTCTTACTTTTCCTGTCTTATAATCTATTGCACTTACTTCTCCAGCTTTTAATATTTCTAACATTGCCCAGCTCCTTTCTTTTTGTTAATTTCTACCTGCTCATTTTTCTATTAGTTGGATTATTTTTATTACTTGATTTATTACTTGCCTTATTATTTTTACTGTTCTTATTACTGTTACTTTTCTTATTATTTTTACTAGATTTTTTAGCAGCTTTTTTTCTTTCTTTTTCTGCTTCTTTTTTCTTTTGTTCTTCTTTAGTCTGAGTTTTTGCATTCTTTTCAGCATTTTCCCTAGCTCCGACTTTCATGCATTCAAGTTCACAGGAATAGTCTCCAGTAATGTCATGCTTAACTTTATCAATTACATATTTACCCTCAAATTTACCCCAGCTTTCGTCTAGCTCAATTATCATTCCAGCCATGTATTTAGTGCTTCCATCAACTGTTAAAGTTACTTGATATTCCTGTTTCAGATTTTCCTTTAAAGTTTTTTTGGCCACTTTCTTCGGATCTGATTTTCCTTTAGTTTTTATTTTGTGTACCTTTTCTTTTTTATTTCTTTTCTCTTTCTTATCCGCTTTTTCTTTAAGTTTTGCTTTAGCTTTTTTATATCCGGAAGACTTTTTCCCATTCTGTTTTTTATATTCTGCATAAGAAATATCAGGCATCAGTTTTCACCTCGTTCCGTTTTTCGAGTTCTTCTTTAGTCATTGTTTCTCTGATTAATTTTTTCTTGTCAGGATCATAATATGACACTTCCACTTTGTCATATATTCCTTTATTTTTCTTTTTCAAGCTAAAACTACGGATTCGGCTATCTCTAATATTAAATTTTTCAATCGTTTCATTATCTTTTATATTGTCATCATCAAAAATAATAATAGTATCATCAGATATTTTCATACTTAGTCCAGTTTCTTTAATGACTCTATCTATAAAAGCTAAATCAGTTTCATTCTCCTGATCAAGTCTTTTATAGTATTCATTATCTGCATGAATTTCTACATTCATTTGATGTAGTACTGCTATCTGATTAACAAGCTCTTTTAAAGTTATTTTTTCCCAAGCTTTAGTATTTTTCTGATCACGTATATTTCCATCCAAAGGAATAGCTATACACTTAAGGTTAAGTCTGTCATTGTCAAAAGTCGGTTCATCAATATAAAATGTTCCTATATCCAAAAAACTTCCGTCTTTTCCATTATCCTCGTATATTCCGACTATTAACTGAGCATTTTCGTCCGGATACCATTCCTTCAACCAACGATAATCCATGTTTTCCAGTTCCAATTCTAAGTCATCTATGGCATTTTTAGAATTATCTGTGTAGTTAAGAGAAGAAATGGAATGAGCTATATCTTCAGATATATCCACTCCGTTAAATATAACTATTACCTTTATTCCTCTAGCCAGCATTATTTTCCTCTTTTCCAAGGTGGCAGTTTGTTTTCTTCAATTTCCTGTTCCAGTTCTTCGATAAAATCAGGAATAATAACAGGAATGTCAGCTGGAAATATTGATATATCTATCAAATTAAGATTATTTCTTATAAGCCTATGAAAGTATTTTTCATTTCCGTAGACTTTATAAGCTATTAAATCCCACGTGTCCCCACTGACAGTTCTGTAAACTCTTGTCTTCATTATCCAAACGCCACCCTTTCTTTTTTATTTTTCATTTCAGCCAGAATTCTTTTAACTTCCCTTGCTATATCATTTGCATTAGAATTACTTCCGGCATTAATTGTGATATTTATAGTGTCTCCACCTACAACAGTTGAGCCATCACTTCCCAAGCTGGAAGCTCTTTCTTTTATTCTATTTACTCTTTCCCTTAGTGTATTTTTCGTCCTAGAAGCATTGAGTATTTCAGTACCTTTTGGCAAATTCATTAACATCTCGCTCTGAGCAATAAACGGAGACTGTCCTGGAATTTTAATCATTTCTGCTCCTCGTTCGGCAACACTCGTTAATCCACCCTCAAAATAATTTGTTCCTGTCCATTTTTGTGGGGTTCCTTGTCCACTACCAGTTACTTTATCCCAAGTTTCTTTCACTTTCACAGTAATAGGATTATTTGTCACTAAATTTTTTAAAGCATTCCATTTGTCACCAAACCAGTTAAATAAACCATTTAGAATTCCTTTAGCACCTTCCACAAAATTACTTATTCCACTTTTAACCATATTCCATGCACTTTGTGCTATTTTAGGAATTTCATTCCATTTTCCAGTTACAAATGCTACATAGATTCCAAAAATTCCTTTTATTACTCCAATAGCTGCTTTTATAATCCCTTTGACCATATTAAATACGCCTTTAACTACGGTAACAATCAATTTAAAATCTGCCATCATGCTTCTTATTCTAAAAATCACAAATTGAATCGCAGTTATTATTACAACTTTAATTATTTTCCCTACTACAGAAAGTATTGGTTTCAATGTATTCCAAACTTTTTTCATAGTTTCACCAGCAGATTTACTTTTATTTGATATCCATGTCATAGCAACACCTAAATATTCTTTAAGTAATCGTCCTAACTCTTTAACATGTGGTATTATCTGCTTTACAGCATTATTTACTCCATCCCTGAACCATTTGGATTTAGTGTATAACAATACAAATATTCCTATTATTACAGCTCCTGCTAATAGCCATGGATTTGTTAATAATCCTCCCATTTTAGATAACGTTGGAAATACTTTAGAAAATCCTTTTACAATTCCTCCTGCAGCTTTCAATTTATTGAAGGTAGTAAAAATTGTAAATATAAATTTTAGCATTGGAGATCCAGTCTTCAAAATAATTCCCATTCCTATATTAAATAAAGCAAAAGCACCTATAATTTTCATTAATCCACTAGTCAACTTTGGATTCTGTTTTATCCAAGTCGCTATATTCTCAAGTATTGGTTTAGTTGCTGTCAATAAATTTTTTATAGAAGGAGCTAATGCTAAACCTACATCAGCCAGAGAATTCATTAGCTGATTTTTTGCTACCTTTAACTGTGTTCCTAATGTTTTCATACGTTCAGCATATTCTTTTTCAACCGCTCCATTTGCCATTTCAGATTTAGCTTTTGATAAATTTTCTCTTAATTTATCAGTATCATTTGCCAATGTTGCTATACTGTTTGCTGCCTGTTCGCCAAATATATCTGTCAGTAGCCCAATTTTATCTCCGGCATGGGAACTCTTTATTTTTTCAAGTACACTTAAAATAGTTCCCTCTGCATCTTTGGCCATATCATGTCCCAAAGTTTCTCCATTTATTCCTAAAAAAGATAAAGCATTAGCTTTCTTCTTAGTGTCTGCTCCTTTTCCGAGTTCCAAATATAACTGTTTTATTCCTGTTGCAGCCACATTTGCTTCTGTTCCAGTAGCAATAAGAGTTGCTCCTAATGCAATATTTGCTTCTTTTGATACATTAGCAGTTCTTGCTACTGAACCTACTCTCTGAGAAAAATCTACTAATTGTGACGCAGTAGAGGCAGTATTATCAGACATATAATTGATAGTATCAGCAAACGAAAACATTTCCTCTTTAGTCAGTCCAAGCTGTTCTTTTGTTTTAGCTAGAAATTGCCCTGCTTCCTGTGTAGTAATATCAAAAGCAACTTTAAGCTGATTAGCTTTTTTAGTAAATTCAACAAGATTTTCACTCGCTACTCCAGATTGTGCCAAAGATCCAGCTATTTCAAAAACTTCTGGCTGGCTTAAAGGAGAATTATCTGAAATTTCTCTCAATGCTCCATAATACTTCTGTGCTTCATCTCCAAGCATTTTCCTCAAATCTGCCTGTGATTCCTCAACATCCATATAAATTTTTAAAGGTGCTAATGTTACAGCTCCTGCTATAGCTCCTCTTCTTAATACTTTATCTCCATATTGCTGTGCTTTATCAAGAAAAGCCATTTTTTTATCATGACTAGCCTGTATTTTTTTTAAATTTTCATTTATTTTTAGTTCTTTATTTACTTTAGCAAGTGTGTCTCTATAAGTTTTAAGGCTATGACCTTCTTCTTCAATTGCACTACGGGCTCTTTGGAACGTACGTTGCTGTGCCTGTTTTTGTCTATTCAGACTTGCAACGTGAGTTTCAGCTTCTTTTACTCTTTTTGCAAATTCAGCATTTCCTTTTCCAGTACGGGCATATTCTTCTTTTAATTTTTTTAACATTTCTGCAGATTTCATATATTCACTGTTTAAATGATTTAATCTTTCCCTCGCTTTGTCAAAAGTATCTAGTTTTTTAGCAGTTTTAGCAAGATTATCTGTATCATCTTTAACTTTCCGTAATCCGCTACTCAATTTTGCAAATCCAGCCATTGCTCCCAATGTGCTTGCTGTAATCACAAAACCTAGTTCCATCATTTTTGACATTTTTACCTCCTCTCTATTGTCTTTTTTATATTTAAGTTGTATAATATTTATATAAAACTTAAAAAGGTGATTAATATGAAAAAAATTAAAAATAGAATATATAGAGAAAACGAAGAATATAAATTTAAACTTTGGGAAAAAATACTTATTGCAATTATTACTCCTATAGCTCTTTTTCTAGGAGCTCCATTAAGCATACTTTTCTTTATTTTTTCAGCAGTTATAATGGTTAGTGCATTAGGGGCATTTGGTTTCTTTTTATTAATGCTGTTAGCTATTATGTTTTATATAACTATTAAATCTGGAATGGATGACTAGATGTCATCCTTTTTTTATTCCTTACTATTTTCATACCGTATTTCAGCTTCCTGAACTAATTCCTCTGCCCTTATACTCCAGTAACCAGTCAGTTCATATAAGCTACAAGACATTAATGTTTCATAGCTTATATTCAGACTGCTTTTAAAATCATTTTTCATATTCAAGACTTCTAGTAAATCAGTCACTATATCCTGTAATTGTATATTTTGACTTACTCTGTTTCCAAAATCTCTTCCTGATTCATTTCTCCCTCGTTCCCTGTATCTGCAGTAGTCTCTTCTGAATCCGAGACTACTATAAAATTTCTTGCTGCATTTATTACTTTAATATAATCTTTTCCTTTCAGTTCAAGCAAACTTCCGTATTTTATTCCACTTGCCTTTTCTGCTACTGTAAGCAACCATCCGTCTTCAAGTTCTTTTACAGCTGCTCCTTTATTCCTCTTTTTAAATTCACTTTCAGCTATCAGCAATTTTTTTCCTGTCAAGCTTTCAAAATCCAGTTCAATTTCTCTATATTTTTTTCCGTCAAGAGTATACTCCTGATTTAATTTAACTATTTCTGCCATTTTTTACCTCCTAAAACATTCCTAAATGTCTTCTTAACTGATTATTGTCTTCACCATTTATTTCCGCAATATTGTTCAGTACATCTATATAAACTATCTTTTTACCTTTAAATGTTAATTTATAATATGTACAAGCTATATCAATACTTGTTTCAATTTTTGCCCCAGGTTTGGCTTTTAAACCGTCGATAGTTTTAACCATTCCTTTAAATGTTGCATCAAAATCTCCAAGTCCTGCTCCATGAGTAACTTTATCCATGTACTGATAAGCTCCCTTTAACTCGAACATCATAGGTTGCATGTTATTAAGCCCTATCATTGTATCGTCAACGGAATCCATTTTTATTTTTGCTTCAAGTTTCTTGTAATGTCCCATTAACGGAACTTCCAATTCAGCACTTAATCCTAATTGTTCAGTAGTAACTGTTGCATAATCTATTTTCGGAAGCTCTACTTCAGAAATTCCAGCTAAGCTATTAGTTCCGTTGATATATAGCAACGCATTTATAAGACCGTTCGGTATTTTTGTCTGACTCATACTCCTTATCCTCCTATTCCTTTTAATTTCTCAGCAAATTCGGTTAATGCATCCACATCATACTTTTTCTTAAATGTCATTGATTTTAATCCTGGAATTATTCCTAATTTTATTATCCAAGTTATATCCCCATTTATTATATTAATGACATCATTATCTGGAATAGATAATTCCGCACTTGCAGATAATAAGTTTTCAGTAGATACTAACGAATTAAGTCTAATATTCATTGCTTTTGTAACAGTTTCTGCCAATTTTAAAGAAAATTTCTTATCCACTCTATCGAAATAACTTATTACAAGCTCATTACCGATATATTTGAACAGTCTTCTTGAATAAGAAAATTTGTCCTTTGGATCAGTTGCTAGCGGATTTTTAGCTGTTTCAGTTCCCCAGTTTCTCCAACCTTTGAAACTGATAGCTGTTATTACTCCGTTTTTATTCAAGAAATTAGCCTGTGTCTCCCTATCCAGTATTATTTCTTCAAAATTTCCCTGTGAATTTTTATATAAAAGGGAATCCATCTTATACTTATAATTCGATGGAGACTGCGAAGGTATCCCATCATTTTCGTTGTCAACAGACATTGATAACGCAGCATAATGCAATGACTGGTAATATCTTTTCCCGGCAAGTCCAATCATTCCATATAAAATTAACTGATCCTTATCCAGTATATTTTTGCTGTCTTTCCATTCAGGAATTTCATCATATCTTTTGTCAATCGGTGCATTTATTAATGCCATAGATTCGAACATTCCACCGTTAATATTAGTTGCCTTTGTAGCCATTACCGCTGCAACATCTGATTCGTTCGAAAAATCAGGAACATCTATAAATGCCGGGAGTTCGGAAAATTTCAGGAATATATCATTAATCAGTTCAAGTCCTGTCCTTTTCATTGTATTGGTGTTGTATCCACCTATTGCTTCAGTCTTAGTGACTGCCGACAAATCAGCTTCCTCATACTCAATATCTATTTTTGTTCCAGTAGAAGGTTTAGCATATATTTCAAGTCCTTCTTCTGTCCATACAGTCAGGGCATCAGCTATAGGTTGTGATGTGGTGTTGTCTTTAACTACAAGAGTATCAGTCATTATCTTGTGATTTTTAACTAATATTTTTCCTCCTTTCACTTCCAGTCCCTGTTCAGTTTTCTTTGATGTTTTATGCTTTGATGGGTCAAATATGTTTACAACATATAGAGGACCTACGGCATATAACTCAAAGAATACTTTTATTGCCTGAGAAATACTAAAATCTAAGTCATAAGTATCTCCGAAATATTCAACAGCTTCTCTGTAGTTTGCTAATCTCACAAGTTCATTTATTTTCCTTTTTTCCTTTTTCACCTTATGAACCGGAGCCGTTCCAACTATGAAATGTCCATAGTCAAGTATTACAGGTAAATTTATATCAGATGCAACTTCTGTCTGATACGTTCCGTGTTTATAAGCCATTATTCACTCCCTCCTTTTATTTCTTCTTTTAATTCCTGTGATATTTTTTCAAGAAATAATTCATTTTTTTCATATCCTGCTAATTCTTCAACATTTACCAACAATTTATCCAGCAACGGATATTTTTTCTTTAATTCTTCTATTTTTTCTCCGTAATATACATTGCCTTTGACAAAACCAAATTCAGGCAAATCTATATTTTTCCCGAGATAAATATATTTAGTTTCTTTACTCATTACTTCCTCCTTATTTCACTATTCTTCTAAACATTTCTATTTTTGATGTTATCGGCTCTGCGTAGACAGAAAAAGTTATTCTTGAATAAAAATACGGTTCTGAAGCGTCACTATGAAAAGTCACTTTAAACTCTTTTGTCTGATCAATAGCAAAACTTCCATCTTTGGTACTTTCTTCAAGCATTTTTTCTCTGATGTAGTCTCCAACAGCAAGATTATTTATATAATACTCTTCCTTTTCTTCCTTAGTTCCAATCCATATTTCAAAATCAGCAAAACTGTTATAGTCATTAAAATTTTCTCTTTCCTGAGAAAATTCAACTGCCCTTAAAATTATGAAAGGAAAGTAGTCATTTGTTTTTTTCCCATTTTCTCTATCCTCAAAATTATTGGAAGGAAGAAAGCCACGATAAACTTTAAAACCTTTATTTTTCATTGTTTCTTCTTCCATAATTTTTTTCAGGAAATCATATAAATATTTTTCTGTATGCTGTATCATTTAATCAATCGCCCCATTTCATGCTCAAATCTCATATTAAATTTCTCTTCTGCAAATCCTTGCAAGTAGTCCAAAATACTCATTTCTCCTAACATCTGTGGAGCCGACGGTCCTTTCAACCTCTTTATAGGTAAACTTGATTTCCCAGTTCTTACAAATGCACCTAATCGTCCATCATTATAGGCTATAAAAGCATTTGGAATATTTTTCATTCTACTTCCTTTTACTCCCGCTTTTACTCTTTTTTTATTTCTAGTTTTTGGAGCTAACTTAAAATGGTCAAGTCCAATAACATTTCCTCTGCTTTCAATACTTCCATATAGTGTTGATGTAGTAGCTTTCACTATTTTTAAATCAGCTAACAAATCTCCATATTTAATTGTGTACATTGCCCTTGCTCTTCTAACTTGTTCAGTTTTTGTCATTGCTAAGCTCCGATTAATGGCCATAGCAGTTGCTTTTGGAAGTTTATTTTTTAACTCTGGAAAATATTCTAATATCTGTCCCAGCTGATCCACATCAAATTTTACTTCTAACATCTATATTTCCTCATTTCTGACTAAATCAATCTCATACATTCCCATGTCATGTTTACTGGCTACAACCTCATATTTAATCCCATCCAGTTTTAATGTTTCACCGGTATGAGGTTGCAGTTTCAGATACGGATTACCTATAAATAAGGTAAATCCGTTCTGATAAACTCCATCTTCCTGTGTTATGAGTCCATTTTTCTGTTTATTTTGAAACTTTTCTTCATCAATGACACATATTACCTTTCTTCCGTTTAAAATGTGTTCTGTGCCAAATTCTGAAGAATTTAGAAATATTTTTTGAATATCGCCATCCACTACTTCTTTAAATCCCATAACATCACCTACTATTTTTTCTTATTTACTATTTTCTATTTCTTTTATTATTTTTTTTCTGTTCTTCACTTGTTTCTTCGACATTTTCTGTCATTTCTTCAGAAGTTTCAGAAGATGCTACTTCTTCTGTTTTGTCTGTTCTATCTTCTTCTCCAGTAGCATCTTCATTATCTTCATTATCTTCAGTTATTTCTGTACTGTCTGTTTCTCCTGTCACTTCTGTTCTATCTACTTCGGCATCAGTTATTTCAGCTATAAGCTCTCTTTCAAGGCAGTTTTCAGCAACAGATTTTTCTATAATATCTACTTCCTGTCCCTCAGCATATGCTGTTCCACCGTAAACGAGTGATTTTAATACTTTATATGTCATATCTATTCACCTACTTCACTTTCAGTATCTTTATAGCTTCAATATCATAAACAACTGGCAACGGTCTTGATTCCGTTCTGATTTCTACAGTATTAGATTTTGAATCCTTGTCAGTAAATACAGCACGTTCTGCAACAATTATTCCCTGTTCCACATCTGCAGCAGGTCCATATATTATTGTATTGTTGCTTGGAGCTAATAAAACTGTTCCTTCAGGTATTAAGTCCTTACTTTCATAAGTTTTACCATCTGCTTTTAATACAGAATATTTAGACTGATAAGAATAAATTGGAAGTCCAAATGGTGCAAGAGTTCCTATATAAATAGCTCCACCAGCTATTTCATGTGGATTAACATCTCCCATATGATAATTTCTTATATCAAGTAATTTTTGTATTTTTTCATTTTCTACAAATAATTTTGCAGCAACAGGATCCATTAAAATCATTTCAGGTCTTAATCCTGTATTTTCTCCTATTTTTGTTATAGCCCCTTGTATATCTCCTATTATGTCTGCATTTGCTTGTGTCCATAATGTAGCAGGAGTAATATTTTCAACTGTTCCAAACGCAATTTCTCCTTCAATCCCTTCACCTTTTACAACTACTTTTCCATTAAATAATGCATCTGTACACATTTTTTCTTCACGTCTTGTTATCTGTTCTTCAAATTCTGCAAATGATTCAGCAAGCAAATCTGCTTTTCTTTCCTCCGGACTTTTTCCTCCATATATTGTTTCTCCAGCTGTCTTGTTAAAATACAGTTCAAATGCTGAAAAAGTTCTTTTTGGAGCTACCTTCGGAGCTTGAAAATACTTACTTTCATATGTATTCTTTACCATTTCTGTTCCTGGAATAAATTCAGATACAAAAGGTGCTATAAGCTGTCTTCCTTTTCTGAATTCAATTTCCATTTTCTGATTTTCTGAAGTTTTTCTTTTCTTAAAATAATTGTCCTTAATAAATGATTTAGGTTTTACTACATTCTGGTCATATAACCCTATAAATTCTATTACTGCTGGCATACTATTCTCTACCTCCTAATTCTTTAACTATTATTCCTTTATCTCTTGCTTTTTTTATAAAATCTGCCTTTACTGTTGCACTTTTAACTGCTAAACCTTCATATATAACTTCTCCTGAAACAGCTACTGTTGTTTTAGTTTTAGCTGCAGTTCCATCAGCATTTTCCATCACTATTCCAAACAAATCAGTTCCATCTGACAGTTCCGCTTCGGAATTTACTGCATCTCCTCTTTTAACTTTCTTTCCCTGAGGTACAGCCAGTTCCATATATTTATGTCCTGTACCGCTTAGAATCTGATCATATCCGTATTCATTTCCTTTTGTCACAAAATCCATTATTTTCCCTCCTCTGTTTTTTTATTCATTTTTGAAAAAATCTTAAACATATCTACACCCATAAATTTTTTTGTTTCAGATTTTTCTTCAGTTCCATTATTAGCTACAGGTGGTATGAAATTATTTTGACTTTCATTCTTAAGACCTTCCAATTTCTCTGCCTTTTCCTCATTCTGTTTCTTAAGTACTTTCATAGCCAGTTCACTTGCTTCTACTTTTTCAGTGTATTTAGCATTTTCAACAAGTTCGGGGTAATTGGAAATTTTCATTTCATCAATCGCCTTCATTCTTTCATTTTCTTTGTTTATCCCTGCTTCCTTTCCTTCATTAAAAACTTGATCATAAAGTTCAGGAAACTTATTTTTTAATTCTTCTAATGTCATTTTTTCCTCCTCTTTTTTATTATTTTTGTTGCTCCATATATTTTTTATTTCATCAGCTATATTTTTGGCATTCCCTGTGCTATTTATAGTAATATTCAATGGTTCGGGATTCTGACTTTTATTTGTTTTTTCAGCCTTGAAAATTTTGAATTTAGATATATCAAAAGCCATGCTGTTTATAATAAGCTTATTTTCAACAAATTCTTTTTCTATTTCTTCATCTAATATTTCATCTATGAATCCATATTCCTTTGCAGTTTCAGCATCCATCCAAGTCTCATCATTCATCAATTTAGATAATGTTTCCTTATCAGTATTTGCCTTATATAAATAAGTTTCAATGATACTGTTCTTTACCTTATTTAGCATATCTAAAGTTTTTTCCATATCCTGATTATTTCCATATGCAAAAGTTATAGGATTATGTATCATGAACAAAGCATTTTTAGGCATTCTTACCACATCACAAGCACTTGTTATTATTGTTGCAGCACTTGCAGCTAAGCCATCAATATTTGCTACTACTTTTGCCTTATGATTTTTAAGAGTATTAGCTATAGCTACAGCACTGAATACACTCCCTCCTGGACTGTTTATATGCAGAGTTATATTCTCTACATCACCTAAGTTTTCTATATCCTGTTTAAATGCTTTATCAGATATATCGTCCCAGTCTTCATCATGTCCTATGCTTCCGTACAGTATCAGTTCTGCACTTTTCTCTTCCTCATTCCTCATTACGTTCCAAAATTTGAACCGTTTGGGCATTTATTACCACTCCCTTCTCTTCTAATGATTTATTTTCTTTCGCAAGAAGTCTTGCATTCTGTTCAAAATCTCCACCGTTAAGCTCAGCAGTTTCTCTTGTCCTTGTTGATAGTGCATTATTAATTCTTATAACAGCTGCGTTAGCTTCCTTAAGCGGATCTATCTGTCCTTGACTTGGTCCGTTCCACTGCGAACCTGACCAGGCTTTATCTATTAAGAAATCTGAACCATAATTTTTTAGTTCCACTCTTCCAAGCAGATAAGCTTCATTGAGCCATTCCTCATATACTGGCTGAATGAAATTTTCTGTGAACCATTCCCTTCTTTTCCTAAACATTTTCCATGCTTCTAACAAAGCTGCACGACTGGCTGAATAACTAGCTGTAAAATGTTTTATTAAAAGTTCATAAGGTACTTCCAGTGCACTTCCCACTTGCCTTAGTATACTTGTAACAAATGGGTCAAAATTTGAATTTGGTCTTCCCGGATTTGTTTCCTTTGCTTTTTCTCCAGGATTAAGTGACGCAATCATTCCAGGAGCAAGTTCAATAGTTGTATCATCATTTGAATCAACTAATAAATCATTGTCCACTGCTTCAAGCTCTCCAACATCTGCGGCAGTTGAATTATCTGCATCACTTTCAATAAAAATTGCATACATTCCGCTTATTACAGCCGCCATAAGTTCGGCTTCAGTATAGTTTCCTAATTGTCTTAAATCTTCAATAACTGGAGCAAGTATTGGAATACCTCTGACCTGCTCAGGTCTTTCAGTAAACAGTAAATGTATTATATTTCTCTGATTCTGACTTCCATATACATTTATCAGTTTTTCCGTAACTCCACCAGTTGCATCCAGAGGATGTTCAGAAGATATATAATATCCTTCTATTCTTCCATTCTTATCTATTTTCACTCCTTCAACCACGCTTTTATCTGAAAGCATATTGTTTGGAGTGTATATTCTATCTGGTTCCAGTATTTCAAGCTTTAAACTGTATGGATTTTTCGGAGTTTCAAAATAATTTAGTTTAATAAAACATTCTCCATTCATGAGTACAGTTAAAAACACCAAATCCTGTAACTGATAAAAATTCATAGTTCCTAAATTGTCAATTTTATCTTTTGACCATAATCTGAATTCCTTTTCAATCAGATTTTCTATTTTTTCAGCTTCTTCGTCACTTATTCCAATTATTTCTGAATCAATATCACTTTTTAATTTTAATCCGCTTCCAATAACATTAGTATTGATAGTTTTCAATGCTCCAGTGGCAACAGATACCCCCATATATAAGTCCCGTGACCGTTCAACCAGTTTTTTTCGGTTTTTATATATGTCCTTTTTTACTCCCCCACCTGTACTTTGCCAGCCAACCATTGATTTTTTAGTTGTAGAGGCCCCGTGATTGGAATATCCAGTATTAAGAATTTCAAGTTTTTTTCTTGCTTCATATCTCTCAAGACCTTTTTGAGGATCTATGGCCATTATCATTTTGTCAATAAAATTCATAAATATCCTCCTTCCTTATCATAAATTTCTCGGTACTCCTCTTCTAACTCTTCTACTTCCTCTACTATCTAAGTTTTGAAGTTCACTTTCCCAGTAAGCTCTTCCTTTTCTTATTTCATCAATACTCATTCTTGTAAGCTCACGTGTTCCAATCTTATAGCTTTTCCCAGTCAGTACTGCACGTTCGGCTTTTATGTATTCGTTGAGCATTTCAAGTATATGTTCCCTTGTATGAGTTGATTTTCCCATCTATCATATTCCTTTCGATAATATTTTTCTTTTTGTTTGCATTTTTGGCTTTTCAGTTATATCTACTAAATATTTTTTACTCAAGTCAGGATTAGCTATTTTTAGTGCAGCATATGCATAGTTTCTAATATCAAGAGGCTCATTTCTTTTAGTTCCTGTAACGACCCACTTAGTTTTTCTTACTCCTTTTTCAAAAGTTGTAATCTTAACTTCTGCAGTTAATCCTTTAAAATATGTTTCGTCGTATCCTCTTTCAACGTTGTCCGGAAAATGCATGTATCGCGGTCCAGGTAAATCAATTTTGAGTCTGGCCATAATAGTTTCTTTTCCAGTGTCAGTATTTAGAACAAATAGGGAAATCTGTCCTTTATTTGTTTTTGTTGGTCTAGTAATAAAAGGCTTTCCTTCAACACTTCCACCCTTTACTCCAAAAATTCTCTTAATCTCACGAGGTTTCACAAATCCATAAGTTGACATAGTATGATTTCCTCCTGTATCAATACAAGTGCATATTATTTTTATTTTCTGTCCGTTAGCATATGTAAATTCAGTATCCAAAAATCTTTCAAGCTGATTCCACACATGAGTTTCAGCAGGATTACCTATAAATACTTTATAGTAGATCCCCCAGCTTTCTTCATCTGCTCCCCAGCCTACAACTTCACATTCCAGCCTGTCATCTTGTACATCCACTCCCGCAGTTAAAACATTAACTTTTTCAGGAATTTCACAGCCATAATGTTCTTTTCTCTGCTCAATTTTTTCAAAAGCTATCTTATCCCTTTTTTCTTCAAAAGTTTCTCCCAGTGCAGTATTAGTAAAAACTTTCATTAACTGCACATCGCCTTTTGAATCCTTAAATTTTTTAATAATGCTTTTCCATGTTGAAAATGGACTGTATAACTCAGATATATGAAAGCCTCTTACTGCCTTCTGATCTATTTCTTTATTTCCTGAAATCCATTCTCCGTGAATCATATTTTTTTTCCACTCATACTCGCTTGAAACTTCAAGGCAATCCTGACATTTATGCCCAATACTTTCAAAAACAATATTTTTCCATTCCAACCTCTGCAAAGTTCCACACTTCGGACACGGAATGTAGAACTCTTCCTGTGTGCTATTTTCGTATTCCTGTTCTATTCTTGACTCTCCCCGTATTGTTGGAGTGCTTGTCAGTACAATTTTTTTATTCCAGAATGTTTTTGTTCTTTCTATTGCCAGATTCAACGGATCTCCTTCGCCTTTTACATCAGAAGGAAATCTGTCTATTTCATCTGCGAGTAAAACTCTTATTGGTCTACTTGCAAGTTCAGCTGCAGAATTACTTCCGGTAAGGATAATATATCCTCCAGTAAATTCTTTCTGGGTCTTTGTGTCTCTTGCCTTATCACTTTCGATTATTTTATTTCTAAGTTGCGGAGTACTCAGTATCATGTCACTTAATCTTGTGGAAGAAAAATCTTCTGCCAGTTTCTGAGTAGGCATCAGGTACATTATTGGAGCAGGATCATAATCCGTATAATATCCAAATGTATTTAACAAAATTTCTGTTTTTGATAACTGGGCACCATACATCATTACAACTTTTTCAGTCTGTTTATCAGATATAGCCCTCATTACTTCCCTCTGAAAAGGCACTCTGTCAGTGCTCCATCTTCCAGGTTCGGCAGATGTTTTTGAACTTAAAATTCTATAACTGTCAGCCCAAGTATCTATTGTTAATTTTGGTGGTGGCTTAAGCACAGAAATAATTTTTTTAAATAAATTATTTGCTTTTCTTAGGTCTTCCTCTCTTTTTTGGCTTATCATTTTCATTTTCCTTTTTATTTTTTATATTTACCTTTTCTTCTTCCTCATCTTCATCAATAAAGTTTTTATTTTTGAATATATCAGGACTGTATTCACTTAATTCTGTTAAAGTATCTGATATCCCAGTTAAAATTATGTCCTGTATTTCTCCCAGGTTATCACAAGCAATTACAGCAGGAGCCAGTTTATTTGGTAATGAAAGCAGTTTTCCTTTAATGTTTACTAGCATATTTGTCATTACTTCTTCAATCACAGTAGCTGAATGTAGCTGATTTTTCAGTTCTGAGATTTTTAATGCTTTCAGTTCAGTATCCTTTTTTATTTTCTTTATTTCTTCCTTTATTTTTTCATCTTTAAGATCTACATCTGCATCATTTTTTAATTCCAAATAATCAAGGTATGAATGAATACTTTCCAAAAATAAATATTTATTTTGTCCGTTTTTTTTAATTACATTTTCTTCTGCTAAACGTCTTAGATGCCTTTCGCTCAAATTCAGTATTTTAGCTAATGTAACTCCTTTTACAACTTCATTGTTTTTTGCTTCCATTTTCACCTCCCACCGGACAGGACATGAAATTTAAAAAAATTCATATCCAGATGTTTTCCGGGACTCGCCAGACCCTCGGGCTTTAAAAATCCTTCCAAAGTACCTTTTTAAATTTATTTTTAATTTTCTGTCTTTTCCAATCTTTTCTTACTAGCCTTATAAGCCTTCTTACATCTCTCCAGTCTCAGCTCTGCAATCATAAGCTTTAAATTGTCACTGCGTTCATTAATACTCTTTTCTATTGCCTCTATCTCTTTTGATAGCTTCTCAAGATTATTAAATTTTCTCTGTTCATTATCCAGATTCATGTTGAATATATCCTTGCTTACTGATTTCAGTAAAGCTATCAGAACATTCAGCAATATCACAAAGAATACAACAAAGAAAAAGGCCCATGTGAAGGCTGATATTATAATATCTGTTATGGTCATATCAATCACTTATCCTCATTTAATATCACATTATTAATTTAAGATTAAAATGTTAAAAAAATAAAAAGAGCCGTCAATTTTGACTGCTCTCTGCTTTCTAATGGCAATCTTATTAACGGCTCACTTCATTTAGTTTTTGCTCTAATATTTAATTGTTATATTTTTTTTACTTTATAAGTCTTATCTATTATTTTATTTTTTCTAATATGTACTACTACATCAACACTTCCAAACTTTTTCCTAGCTTTTTGTACATCTATAATAAGACTTTGAATTTCTTTATCTTTTTTCAATAATTCATGCATTTCTTTTAATTGCACTTTTACCTCCTAGTTTATACCATATTTAGAATTAATTTTCAAGTATTTTTTTAATTACTTCAAATCAATAATTGGAGTCCCATTTCCTTGATATTGTGGAAGTTTCCCATCCCATTTTTCAATATACATTTTTCTAAGTACATTATCCGTTAAACTTTCTGTCAACACACTATTAGCCTTTGCTTCTAACTCCTTTACTCTCAAATTATTTTCAGCATTTTTAAGATTCTGTTGATTCTTAACCTCTTGTGCTCGTGCATTTTGTTCAGCTACTTTTTTTGCTTCAATAGCTTTTTCAAATTCATCTGAAAAATCATGATTGACTATTGAAACTTTTACTACTTCAATTCAAAAAGGCATTAAATCTTCCCGCAGATTTTTATAAATATCTTGTCCTAATTGTTGCCTTTTTGCCACTAATTCCTCTATTGTATAATTACTTGTTGTTGCTTGAATCACTTCAGCCATTCTAGGATTAACTAATCTATTTCCATACTCATCTTTAAATCTTTTAAATATTTCCATAGCGTTTATTACTCTATACTGAACCGAGACTTCTGTTTCTACTGTCTGTATATCTTCTGAAGAAACCATATATTTTCCAGTAAGTATTCTATCTCTTGTTTCAATTTTTGTTACTGATTCTATAAAAGGAAGTTTAAAATTTATTCCTTCCTTAGCAACTCTTGATACTTTTCCAAATTTTGTGATTATTCCAATCTCTCCAGTTTTGACTGTATATGTACTAGCTATTAAAATTATTAATAATCCCAATCCTGTTATTCCAAGCCCTATTAACTTTATAATTGATTTTAATGTTAAACTTCCATATTCATTTTTTTCTAAAAATTTCATTTATACCATCTCCTATTTTTTATTTATATAATTTTTATAATATCTGTATTTTCTTCTCTGTTTTCTAAGCTCAACTTTCTTTTTGTTATATTTCTGAAACTACTGCTTTGTAATTTCCGTCAAATCTATTGTTATCTCTTTTTCATTACTTTTCTTTTTTCTGAAAGAATAAACAGCATCGTATATAAAGCCAGTAATACAACAAATTATAAATATAACAAAAAAGATTATTATGGACATCTTCATTTTCTAACTTCCAAAAATTGTTTCAAATTTGGAGGAAAAAAATTCGGTCCTTTTGTTATTTTTCCATCTTCCCTGTATATTGGTTTTCCATCTAGCCCTAATTTTGACATATTACTTTTGTGAACTTCTTCAAACGCTTGAAACAGAATTTTGTTGAAACCATTTTCTGCTTCCCATTTAAAGATTTTTTTAGTCCTTTCATCTTCTAGAAAAAATATTTTTGATGCAACTTTTTCAACATCTCCTTTGTTCTGTTCCAGTAATGTCCCTATATGGATATAATACATGTCACATACTGCATCTAATTTTTCAACTATATCATTTTGTTTTTCTGCATCTTCATATTCTGTCTGTTCTTCCTTAAACATTTTTTCCCTTAACTTCATTCTATCAACAGTCATTTCTTTTTCTAAAAATTCCTGTTGCCCAAATGCTATATAAAATTCTTTCACCATTCCAACTAATTTATTCCATTGTTCCATTATTTTATTTCCTCCTTATTTTCTAACTTCAACTCTCAATTATTTCTGTAACATATGGCAGAAAGCTATTATTGAATTTTGTAATCATAGTACGAATGTACTTCCGTGTTGGGATGTCTATTTCAATATCCCTATAAATCAAATCTTCTACAACTTTGAATCTGACAACGGAATCTGCAAGTGTTTTTAATGCGTCTTCCACTTCTTTATCTTCAGATTTAATATCTTCATCCCATTTAATTTTATAAGGCAATCCGTATTCTAAGTAACATTCATCATAAGCTTTGTGCAAAGATGCATCAGTATAAATTCTGCCGTCAAGGTTATATTTTTTTCTCAATGTATCATTATGTAACATCAGCATAGATTTAGTTATCTGTGTTATAACAGTGCCTATGCCCTCGAAATTTTCTAAAATGGGATAACCTTTCAAGGACTTTATTTTGATATTTTTCGTGTCTATTATCCCATTTTCAGTATGCCTGTTAATTCCAAACTGAGTTTTCAAATGGAATTTTTCCAGGAAAAGACTCGCTGCTTTGTAAACTGAAAACATAAGCAAATGGAAGTCAAAGTTTTCTTCAACTTCCCTTTTTATTTCTTTTTTATCAGGTCTTTTAATTTTTAGTTTCCTAGCCATTATTTCTCCTTAATTTATATCAGTTATTATTTGTATCTCGTTAAACAAATCATTTCCAATTCTGTTTTTAGCAATTTGTATATATTTCCAATTTAACTCTATCCCTATCCCACTCCTATTTAACTTTTTTGCAACTTTTAAAGTTGTACCAGATCCTAAAAAAGGATCAAGTACTATTCCTCTTTCAGGACAGCCTGACAATATACACCTTTTTACAAGTTCTTCAGGAAAAGTTGAAAAATGAGATTCTTTTATTCCAACAGTTCCTATTTTCCATACAGTTCTCATATTTCTTCCCTTTTCACTTACAACTGCAAGCCAATTTTTATTATTTCTCATTGCAATTTTACTTTGTCCACTTTTCAAATATTCATGTGACTGAGGTATTTTCCCGTTTTTAAATGCATTAAGAGTTTTTTCTGCATAAGGTTCATATTGCTTTTTAAAATAGTATTTTTCATTTTTTACAAAGAAAAATAATTCTTCATAATCATTAGAAAATCTATCAGTTACACTCTCTGGCATTACATTTGATTTCTGATATATTATCTTATTTCTTAATATCCAGCCTCTTTTTATCATCTCAAGCATAAACATTGCAGGAATTCCTACCAATGATTTTTTTCTTGCAATGCATTTTTCTTTTTTTAACATCTTATCTGGTTTATCACCTTTATAAAAACCTTTCCTTCCAGTTGTACTTATCAAATTACTATTACTGTAACTGTCTCCTAAGTTTACAAATAACGTTCCTGTATTTTTTAATATTTTCCAGCAACTGTCAAAAAAATTACATAAAGTATTTATAAATTCTTCAGGAGTTTCTTCAAGGCCCAGCTGTTTTTCATTTTCATAATCTCTTAATCGCCAATAAGGCGGAGATGTCACTATGCAATCTATGCTTTTATCTTTTAGCAATTTTATTTTTTTAAGTGCATCTCCATGCAATATTTCAATCATTATTCGCTCCTTTTTTTTATTAATTCCATTAGTTCAGTATTCTGATATTTATTTCCAATTACCCACTGACCATCCATAATTATATTTTCCTTCTCAATAATCGGAATATTATTCTTTTCAATCAGTTCCTGCGTTAATGACTTGCATTCACTGATTTCATAATCATCATTTTCAAGAGTATAGCCGTCAATAATTTTAAATCCTTTTAGCATACAGTCATAATCCCTTTCACTGTCTCCAAAGCCAATCAATTGTAAGAAAGTACCATTCTCATTTGAAGATAATAGTATATCTCCCTCAAATATCATTTTCCCTTTACTATCTTTATAATTTGTATATTGCATTAATTCAAAATTTTCAGAATCAGAAAATTCAAATCTTTTCTTTTTTTCTTCTTCATAAAAAATATAATAACCAATCCATTTTTCTGTAAAATACATCGTTTCAACATTTACCATTTTCTTCTCTTCTTTGAGCCAAGCTCTATATTTAATTTCTCTATTCATTTTTTCTCCTTTATTTTACTATTTCTACCTGTTCTAAAATTTGTTTTTTTATATTGCTTATTGCATTCATAATATATTTACTCTCAAAAAGCATTCTATCCATTTCTTTACCTTTTAATCCTAACTTTTCAATATCAAAGCTTGTCTTAACTTTTCCATCTTCAGTATCTCTTTCTTCATAGCTAAGTTCATTTTCAAATTCTATTTTTATACTGTCTGATAAAAATTTTATTTCCTTAACTTTAAAATATTTGCTTCCATTTAATGCATCATTCAGAACATTTTTCACATTTTCTAAACAATCTTTGTCCTTTTCTGATACTATTTTCAAAACTTCATAACAAGTCATTTATTCCTCCTCTAATCTCTTGAGCCTTTTCAAAAAAGCAAATTGACCTTTATTAATTTATACTTTCAATTCTTTGCTCTGTTTCCAATAATTTCTGATATATTTTTCCATATCTTTTTATTTTTTTTACTATTTCAGCATCATATTCAAATATTTCTTCTGGAACATTAAATTTTATATTATTTGCATCGCCTCTTGATAATATTGTTTTTATTTTTATCAATCTACTTAACAATGAGCTCCATATTTCATATTTTACATTATTTATAGTTATCTGCCATACTACATAAGATGCTGTAAAATCAGGTAATTTTACTTTTGTCTCTGAGTAGTTTACAAAAAGACCTATTCCAATATGAGTTGATATAATATCATCTATAATTTCATCCTTATATTTTTCTTCCAAATAAGTCATTTCTTCTTTTGTCCAGTGCCTATTCACATCTTCTCCTTTCTTTTTTCTAAGAAAAACGACTTTTCGTGACTAAACTCTATTTTTCCTTAAAGGCCCTAAAATGCCCTGGATATATTTTTTTAAGTTCTTTTACTTCTTCTGAAGTTTTTATTACGAATGGCTCAACGTAGATTTCTCTAAGCTTTGCCATTAGTTTTTTTCTTCCTCCGCCTACTCCATGATTTACTCCCAGATGCCATTCCAGAGAAAGTGGAAGATAAGAGTTTCCAATTCCTTCATCGAATCTATATCCTCCTAAAGCTCCGGCACTTTTTGATATATGTGCTAACTGGGCATTTGGCTTTCCAGTTATTACACATATCTTTCTTTTTAACATCCAATAGACCCACTTCCGGTTATTCTGTTTTTTATAAAGTTCATGAATTTGATTCCACATTGGAATTTCTTTATCCATGAAATAATCAAACAAGAAATTAGTAAACTCTACAGCCTCCTGATTTGTTACCAGCTTTAAAGCAAGGCTGAAAGTTCCTTCTAGCTTTATCAATAAGAGCTGCATTTCTTCAATCACAAACTTCATCAAAGAATCCAGGATTATTTTTGCTTTATTCTTATTCGTGTATTTCTTTTCAAGAACCTCAATTATCTTTTTTTCCAATTTTTTATTCAAATTTCTGAAAGGTTCATAATTTTCTAAGCTCTTTCCGCTTGATCTTACATACAGCTTTTTTAATTTTTCCTTTGCCTGAAATCTGAAATAATCCGAAATTCTTGGTTTCTCCTTACTGGATAAATTGTTTATATCTTTATTTGCTAAATGATATGCAAAACAATCAATGAACCAGTATATAAGTTCTTGATTATCTCTACTCATCATTTTTACAGACATCAGTAAGGCCCCCTTATATTCCTAAAAGCTTTTTCCAGAATGGCTTTTTCTTTTCTTCATATTTCTTCATTTCTTTTACCTTTTCAAACCATACAAAATTTCTTTCAGATATCAGAAACTCATTTTTTCTCTGTAAAAAATCTATTACTCCTTCAAGAATTTCAATGATTTCTTTTTTTTTCTTTTTATCAACTAGTTTTATCTCACTGTTTAATAGTTCATTTACTCCTTTGATATTTATAAGATTATACTGATTTCCATTTACTCCATCCAGCGGGAATTTCAGTATATTTTCTTTGCTGACTTTTTTGTTTATCGTATTTTTACCGCTCTTATAACCAAACAGATCTGTAATATCTTTGGCCAGCAAATAAATTTCATAGTTATATATTTTTCCTCTTACTGTTTTCCCTTTGCATTCAACACTTTCTAAAAATTCTAAGCTCATTCTTTTTCCTCCTAATATTTTTTATTATTCCAATACTCCTGCATATTCATCTAACATTGAATTAAGTTCTTCTTTTTTTACCTGAAAATCTGTAAAAAATGCCGAACTTTTTGTAAAATGTTTATTTTCTTTAGTATGTAAAAATCCATTTGGAATCAGTAATATGTAAGAGTCTTTTAGTTTATCTTCCTTGTTCATATTTTTTTCATTTTCTAAAAAAATTACATATAAATCTGCTCTTCCGTTGCATCTTGCAGTCCAGTGCCTTGCTTTCGATTCCTTGCTTCTACGACTTCTGTAGCACGAACTGAATTTTATATCTATTGTTATATTCTTATACATAAAATCATACTTTGGATTATTTACTTGCCAGTACTTGTTAGCATCCACTGCTGCAGGCACCAGTTTCTGAAAATATTCCTCTGCTTTTCCTCCAAGTCTTGCACTTTCACTTCCATATTTTATTTTATCCTGTATTTTTAATACACCACTTGATAACAGCTTTATATGTGCCACTAATGTAGGTAATCCACTTTCCTTTACTGCCTGATGGAAATTCCCGCATTCCTTGTATATTTCCACAATATCTTTTTTCATAATTTTCCTCTCTAAAATAATTTTAATTCCTCAGCTTTATATCTCACAATTCCTGTTTTTTCTGCTTCCATAAATTCCTTTTCAAAATCTCTTAAAAACTTCTTACGTCTTTTTATTTTGCCTTCAATATCTATTTTTGCTCCAAATTCCATTTTCAGAAATAAATCTGTTCTCAGACCCTTCTTAAAATTTTCAAATTCAACCTGTTCAATTTCATCATTCAGCAAAGCTTCATCTATTTCTTCTTTTTCTTCTTCTTTTACAAGATAAGTACTTATGCTTAAATTAAAATCATTTTCTCTGATTTCTTCAAAACTAACAAATCTTTCTAATTCATTTTCCGAATCTATCATCCGTATATCTTTAGTTTTTTTATTTTTTCTAAGAATAAATACCAATGTTGCAATCTTCGTATCTGTAAATTTATTTCCTTCAACATGAATAACTGTATCAATATAATTTTTTTCAATCAGATACTGCCTTAAATCTTTTTCCCGATTCTTTCTATATGCTATACCTGGAAAATTTAATACAACTGCCACTCCATCATCTTTCAGTTTTGCTAAAATATGAAAGATAAACATATAATCTGCCTTACTTTCAGGAGCAAAGACTGGCATTTCTCTAAATCGTTCATCCGTCTTTAAATTTTCTGTTAACTCATATTTTATACTAAACGGAGGATTTGCAACTATTGTTTGAAATTTTTTGCCCTTGAATTTATCTTCCTGAATTGTATCTCCAATTTCTCCAATAAAATTCATAAGACTTTCTTTCGCAGAATTTAAAGCAAAATCATTTATTTCTTGTCCATATTTTTTGATATTGTCTGGAAATACTGATAACAATGAACCATGTCCACAAGTCGGATCATATACTTCATCATATTCAATGTCTATAAGACTTTTCAGATATTCTCCCAGTTCAGGCGGAGTATAAAAAATCCCTTTATTTTTGAACTCTGATTTTATATTTTTAAGATTAAAATCATTCATTAGTCCTCCATAATTTCTATTTTTGATAATATCTCCAAAATTTTTTCCAATTCAGGATTTCTAAAACCATAGCTCAGATAATCAACTGAATTTCGGTAATGATGTTCGTTTGCTTCTATGTGTTCTTTACAGGCCCTTTCAGTTAAAAAGGCATTCACATATACATGCTCATAATCTCCGCCATAGCACTTTAAATTCAACGAATCATTGTCCAGTTTTTCTAATTTCAACGAATTGATTTCCTCAACATCTTCTGAATATTCTTCATCATAATCAGCAAGCAGGACATCTTTCAACTCTTCCAGTCCTTCGTCGTCATATGTATATATTCCAAGACTTTCTCCATCACGGACTGCTTCAAAATAATTTCCATCTCCGTCATATGAAGCTACAAACCTGTCATGCTGTATCTGATAAAATCTTGGATTTGCAGTCGTTCTGTTATCTTGTGTATTCAATTCATGTTTCAGTTCTTTCAGAAACTTTACATCTTCTGCTGTTAAATTATTTATTTTCAATTTCTATCAGCTCCTCTATTTCAGACTTAGATTTTATTATTTCTTCAACATTTGTAACTCGAAAAAAATCCGGCTCATATCCAAATTCTTTCTGAAATTCCGCTATTACCCTATCTAGTCTTTCATTAAGTATTTTTTCATGTTCTATGCTTAATGCCATGAAGTCCTCTGCATATTCTCCTGCAAAATCCTGTGCATCATAACTGAGTGTATTGGCTACATAATCACCTAGCATCATATTTTTGTATTCAACTGTCTCAGCTATCCAAATTTTTTCTTCAAGTTTTAGATTCTTATTTTTTTCAAAATATAAAGTTTCAAAAGCTTCTTTTATAGTTTCTTCCTTATTATCAGAGACTGTAAAATATCTTTCTTTATTTAGCGAATAACAATATTTTTCCATAATTTATTCCTCCTTCTTTAAAGTCATTAAATCCTCAATGCTCACATTGTCTATGCAATGCTGCAATCTACTTTCAGGTACCATTCTGCTCCCCTGATTGTATCCGCTTACTGATCCACCATTTCTCTTCATGAAATTACTTAATTCTTCTACAGATGCAGTTTTAATTTCATGCAGATTTCCGTTTTCGTCCCATACTTGCCGATAATATAATCTGACCTTTGCCATCAATACCACTTCTTAATTTCTTCCTTGTACATGCCAATTCTTCTATCTTCCCAGTCAAATTTATAATATTTACATTTGCACTGCAGTCTCGAAAGAAGCTTGTTGCTTCCAAGAATTTTAAGAAATTCTTCCATCTGCTTATCAGTAAGATTTGTATTTATGATTACCGACTTTTTTTCTCTGAAAATAAAGTCAATTATGAAATATAAGTTCTGTTTTCCCCAGTCCTTGATTGATTCATTTCCTAAATCCTCAATTATAATCAGTTCCACATCTCCTAATCGTTCACGCAGAAACGAAGTTGCGGTTTTCTCTCCAAATGTCTCAATTATTTCATCAAACAAAGTCATTATGCTTGTTTTGTACACAATAAAATCATCTTTTAGACTGTTGTAAATGCAATTAGTATAATGACTTTTTCCAGCTCCTACTTCTCCGCTTATGTAAATTCCAAGACCCTCATGTTTAAAATTCGCAAAATTTTCACAAAATCTTTCAAATGATTTTTTATATGCCTTTTCTGTCTTACTCTTTGCATATGAATTTTCAAAGCTGCATTCATAATCATCATCACACATCATTTTTTCAGATAGTTTTTTATATTTTGCTATTGTTTCTTTTCTCCACAGGCCACTAATATCGACCGTTTCAACAAAGCTAATTCCAGTTTTTTCCGTCGTTTGTTCTGTCCATTTTTTGATTATGTTTGTCATTCTTTGATTGATAAGATTTTTTATATCCGTTACTTCCGTTTGCATTGTTTTCCTCCTTAAGTGGATATATATCCTGCCAGTTATTTAATATTGACTGCTCAAGAATCTTTATAGCAAGTTCCTCATTGTTTTCATCAGTCAATTTTTTAAGCTTGTTAAGCAATATCTTTTCTGCCCTTTCTGTCATCGGCTTTTTAATATCTTTTCTCATGTTCTTAAAATCGGAATATGTCTCCAAAAACTTTTCGCCCTTATATATATATTCTTTTATTACTATTATTCTTTTATTATTAGTATTCTTTCTTTTATATAGGGACGGATTATCCAACTTTGGGTTTTCCAACTTTGGGTTTTCCGTCTCAGGCTTTTCCAAAGACGGTTTTTCCAACTTTGGCTTTTGAAGATAATCTTTTATATTATTTTGCTGACTATCTTCGAAAATGTAATATGTTAATGAACCATCACTATTTTTTTGACGGCTGATATAGCCATTTTCTACCAGTTCTTTCAATCCGTTTCTTACCGAATCTCGCCCATCAGTTGAATTTTTTGCTATTTCAGCACTTTTGTATTTCCATCCGGTAGGTCTTGAAAGCATATAAATTAACAACCCTTTTGCTTTCCAGGATAATTTTTCATCAAGTATGAGATTATTATGCACTGTTGTGAAATTATCTTTTTTCTTTACAACTGTCTTCATTTTTCTCACCTTCCAAAAATTCTCTTACAATCTCAGATGTTTCTTCATTTTTCAGCATTGCTACAAATATTTCCTTACAGATTTCTGTATCATATTCACTTCCGTGCCATCTATTTTCATCAAGTTCTATTCCATAAAATTTTGCAGTTTCATTTAATCTTGGCCATTTATATTTTCCAAATTTCCCCGGAATTTTTAAAATGTCAATATTGCTTTCTTTTGTACAAAACTGATTTTTTAAATCAAACGGAATAAATTTTCTATCAAATGATATATTGTGTGCTACAAAATGATTTATGTCCTTACAAAAATCTATAAAATCTTTATCTTTTTCAAAATATTTTGAGTATTTTATACCTGATTCCACTCTACGCCTTAGAATTTCCTCGTCTGTAAGTCCATTTACAGCAACAGCTTCTGCATTTATTTCCTCGCCCTCATTTCTGAAATAAAATCTGTTAAATTTTTCAATTTCTTTATAAGAGTTTAACTTTAAATCGATATCAATTTTTATTGCTGAGATCGATAAAACAGAACAGTTCTCCAGTCCGTTTGTCTCAGTGTCAAATATTATAACTTTCATTCTCCTGTACCTCCTAAAAGGGAAAGTCAGCATCGTCATTTATGCTGTTCTGTGATTTCATATATTGTTTTATGACTGCTGTTCCTCTTTCCTGTTCCTCTTTCCTGTTCCTTCTTTTCTCTTAACTTATTTTCTAAAAGAAAATTTTTCTCCCATATTTCGTATGTCTGCGGAGTTTCTATTTTATCTATGATTTCCTGTGTAGTTTTTTTGCTCTTTGAATGATAAAAACCTCTTATCTGATATTCATTGAAATAATTTATTTCTCCTGTAATTTCATCTATTACTTCATTTACTCCCTGATATGATAAAAACACTCCAACTGTACGATTTTCAATCATCGGGAATATTTCTTTTCCTTCTTCGTCCAGTCCCGTTTTCAAATTCTCATGTTTAATTTTTAATAAGTATACTAACTGATTTATATGTTTACTGTTAAATATCTGTTCCACTCCTTTTTTATTTTTGTAGAACAAAGGTATTCGAGCTGTTCTATCTTCCTTTAAAGCCCTAAATGTCAGTATTAATGCTTCAGATTTGTTGACATCTGATTTGAATAGTTCTGCTCTTTCTATTTTACATTCATAGCAAGCACTTTCTTTGATACTTGCTCCTGGAAGATTTTTTTCCTTTAACTGTTTTTCATCATAAGTCCACATTTATTTTTTCCTCCTGTTTTTCCAAGCTATAAAATTTTTGTATTTTATAAATTCAACATTCCATAAAGATATTTTATTTTTGTCTATTATTATAAAGAGGTATTTAATTTCAAAATTTTTCACATTGATATATTCAACCGAACCACACCCATAATCTAAAATTAAACTTTTCATTTTTATCGTCCTATGTTATAATTTATTAAATTTAGAATTTTATAGTCGTTGTTCCAGCAACGGCTTTTTTATTTTCTAATTTCATACTCATTCTCCTGTACAGTCATTGAATTCGGCTAACACATATCCATATTTGAATATCATATTAATAGCATCTTCAATATTATCAAAAGTTTCAAAATGTTCTTTTGCCATTTTCTTTGTAAATCTAATTTCAGGCAAGAAGTCATGTGAACCATCACTCTGTATATAGTAGACTTGATACATAGTCTCCTGCTGATCGTTTATTATTTTGTCTATTAATGCCTTCTTCATCTAATCCCACTCCGCTTCTTTAAAATAAACGTAAGTGACTGCCACAAGGGCTATCCATAATCCGTGTACAACTATTTTAACAATAAAATCTTCCGTAAACGCTTTTGATTGATTCAGCGTAAGTGCAGTTATGAATATTCCATACCACAATAAAGTTTTTTTGAATCTACTTGTCATTTTTCATTTCTCCTATTTATTCTTTTATTCCATTTCTTCTGAGATAATTAAACATCTCATTTTCAGTATCAAATATTTCTGATACCTCTTCATCGTCCTCGTCATACCATTCAATAAAATATTTACCGAACCTTATGCTTTTCCCCCAGTCTTTTAAAAGACATTCTTTATTATGAATGTACTTGTAATCTTTAGTCATTTTTAGTACTCCTATTCTCCATAAATAATTTCATTTGCTTTTTTTAACTGTTCCAGATATTTAGCAAATCTTATTGGATCTACTACATATGAGAAATTTTTGTTTTCCTCTTTTTTCTTATATGCATATCCTATTGGTAGTCCATCTACCAGCATTGTTCCCTGCTGTAGATTTATCCTTACGAAATCTACACATTCCCCTATTTTTTCAGCCACTAATTCTAATGGCACATTTGCGTTCATTTTCATCACTCCTTTTTTTATTTTCCTTTCGAGGTATAATAATGTTGCCACACATCTTATACGAAAGGAGGTGTTTAAACTGAAACTTAAAGTAGTTCTTGTATCTCCATATAGTGATTTTAAAGCTCTTCAAATAAGATCTGGCGAATATCTCATACTGGAAACATCTGAAGAACTAGAAATCGGAGATATAATTTCTATATCAGATACAGATATGGGACATGTTTCCTTTAATTATTTAGGTATGCTCTGTTATGGTACAAATCAAGATATTGTAAACAGTGCTGGACTTTCTAAATATTTTAAATAATTTGGTTATATACAAAGGTGTTCATCTTTATATAAAAATAAATTTAGTAAATTTGCACATCTTTGTATCATTTCAAAATCATTTTCATCTATTTTCACTATCAAAACTTCATGTATTTTATTGATTAATTTTTCTTCTGTTGTCTTATTTCTATATTTTGATGTTCTTGAAGCCGCCAAAATATTCATTACTCTTGTTATTTTTGTATAAGGAAAATTACAATCAGCAGTTTTTTCTTTATGATATTCTCCATTCAAGTATTTTTTTATTTCTTCATAACATTTTTCTATTAACTTTTTTTCACTATTCATTTTATACATCTCCTCTTTGTCTATAAAACTTCGTTCTTATTTATATTACCTCTATTTTCACTTTAAGTGAAGCTTGTGTTTAAAAAAAAATTTCATCTACAGTCTTCTTATAATACACTGCTATTCTCTTTTTTATTTCATCGTTAGGAACTCTGTAATCATTTTCATAGTTTGAATAAGTGCTTGGGAGTACTCCAAGTTCTTTTGAAATTTCTACTTGCGTTTTTTTTCCTCTTAATTTTTTTAATTTTTCACCTATTGTCATTTTTATCACCTCCATTTTTTCACTTTAAGTGAAGTTAATTTATAATACCACAACTTTAAATTTGTGTCAACACTTTTTGTGAATAAATTTTGCTTGATTTTTTACACGAATAGTGTATAATATCATAAAGAGGTGAAAAATATGGCTGATATAAAAGATAGAATTCTTAGCCTAAGGACTGAAAATTCATTGACACAAGAAAAAATGGCTAAAATATTTAATGTAGGTCTCAGTACAATAAGTATGTGGGAACGTGGTGAGCGTGTTCCAAGACCCAAGGCATTACAAGAAATATGTGATTTTTTTAATGTTGATATGGACTATTTAATGGGAAGAAGTGATATTAAAAATAAATATCAAGCTGGTGTTAAATATGACTGGGAAGATAACTTACAACAAACACATGCTAAATCCCAAGAATCCGACATCTTAACATTTTATAGGGCAGATGTTAAAGGATTAACTGAAGATGAAAAAGAAGAACTGAAAAAGGATTTAGAAAAATATACTGATTTTTTACTGCAAAAAATAAAAGAAAAAAACAAAAAATAAGGAAATGAAGAAAAAATGTGGAGGTTTTCAGTGGGTTATATTATTTATAGAGGAATTCCTGTTGACAGATTATCGTATTTTAGTATTCTTGAAAAATTAAACGATTTTATGAGTGAAGTAGCAAGATATTTTTTCATCAAGAAGTACCAGCTTAGATGGTATCACTATAGAGAATTTTGTGAACAGGAAAAAAATTTTATTTTTGGAGGATTTGAATTTAATCATATTTCAAAAGATAAAATGGCAGGGTCAATGATTTATTCAGATAATACTGTTGCTATCGGATATAATACAAACATGATACAAAGTAGGCAAAATTTCACACAAATGCACGAAATAAATCATGCTCTATTTGACTTGAAACCTGATATCCCTTTTCAAAATTTTTTTGATTTATTGAAAGAAGACGGCTACAACAAAGAAGAAAATATCCAGGAAGTAAAAGCTGATATTGGAGCTTCTATTTTTATGATTTCAGATGAAGCATTAATATATAATATAGAGAAAAAGACTTCTTTTTCTGATTTACAAGATATTTTTGAAATAAGTAAAATGGCATTAGAAATTAGACTGAAAAACTTTTTAGTTTATAATTTAGACATGTATTATAAAAATGCACAAGTATTAATTGAAAAGTATAAGTTTTTTAACGAAACTAAAGAAATAAGAGCAAAGATAGAAATATACAAAGAGGCTTTTGGTATAAAGATATAAAATAGAGGAGTAGACAATGAGAATTAAAAAATTTTTATTAATAATAGTACTTTTAATTTTAAATATCAATTGCACAGAGAAAAAAACTGAAAAAATCAATATTAAAAATCAAGATATTAAAGATATTAAATATGAAATTTTAAAAGAAGTTTATCCAGACGAAAATTCAAATATACAGAAAAAAAATATAAGTATTTTAATTCCTTGCAATATTACTAAAGAGGAAATGTATAGTCAAATAATACCTAAATTAGTAGGACATGTAGAAAATTATAATGGACTTTGGATATCATTTTATTGTGATAAACGATTTTATGAAATCTCTCAACTTACTAATGGAAGTGCTGAAATATACAAGGATGGGACTATTGCTGTAGATAGTATAAAATTACATGAAAACTCATTAACAGAAAAAGAAATAGGAGTATATACAGAATATCAGAGTAAAATGGGAAAAGTTAAACCTAGCTCAAACGAAACAAAGGAAAAAGAAGATATAAAAAATACAATATTGAAAAAATACAATATTACTGAAGAAGAATTTGATAAAATTTGGTCAAAAGTTTGGTCATACATATTATAAATTCAGTAACAAAAATTTAATATATAGGAGGAAAGTTTATGAGAAACAAAAAAGTATTATTTGCAATTCTACTGGGAGGAGTTATTTTGGCATTGCCTATGACAGGAGCAGCAAAGAAATCTTCCGGAAATTCAACTGTTAAGTTTAGAAGCTGTAAAGAAGCAAGAGCCGCAGGGTATTCAGATATGAAAAGAGGAGAACCAGGGTATAGTACCAATCTCGACCGAGATGGTGACGGTATAGCTTGCGAGTCAAAATAATAAATAAACAAAAAAAGGAGATTAGGTATGAAAAAGTATTATGATGAAAATTTTAATGATTATATTCAAAAATACAGAAATATTAAACATTTAGAATGGATAACAATATATGAATATAATACTATCAATGGCAAAAGAAATCCTGAAAATGATATTTATTCAATTTCAGGAATATTAGATAAAAATACTTGTGATGCATATTTAAAAGAATTAAATTTTAAATACGAAAATTATGAATTTGAAAACGAAGATAAAAGTATGAAATATTTAGTAACTGATTTTTTAAATATTCATCCTGAATTATTAGAATATCGTAATTTAGAACAAAAAGGAAATGATTATATACTTCCAGATACCCAAGAAATTATTATTAAAATTTCAGATAGTAACGAAAAAATAGTTCAAATAAAATCTGATTATTTAAAAAGCTTTTTATTCAATTTTAGGTATACTTGTATCATCGAATTTGACAATTATAGATATTATAATAAAAATACATCTATAAAGTTTGTGAACGAAAAAATTAATATTCCTAATTCCAATATTGTATTTTCAATTGTAGAATATAATGAAATTGAAGGTTATAATGAACAAAGAAGATTACATGGAAAATTAGCTATTGAAGGGAAACAAATATGAATAAGAAGTTAAATGATATAGATATTGAAGAATTAAAAAAATATAACTGAAATTAAAATAAAACAATCTATAAAATCATAGTAAACAAAAGGAGTATTAATATTATGAAGATACCTGAAATACCTGAGAAACGACAATATTGGTTATTTAGAGCTGGAGAAAAAGCTAGATATTTCAATTATTTTAGGAGCAAAAAACAAATAGGTTTAGGTTGGGATAAAATTGAAATAGAAGATGATATAGTTAATTTATCCAGAGAAAATCTTAAAGAATATGTAAAAGCTAAATATCCAGAGGAAGAAAAGCCAGGAAGTATATCAAATAAAATATATACCTTTATGCATGAAATAAAAAAAGGAGATATAATATTAATGCCCGATATCGAAAAAGTAAGGGTTGCATTTGGGCAAGTGATGGATGATGAAATTCGGATAGAAAGAACTATTCAACAACAAACTCTTTTTCCAGTTGGAGAAAGTAATATAGAGAAAACAGATCCTGGAGTTATTAATAAATTCAGAAATGTAAATTGGATAAAAACTGTACCGAAAGAAGAATTAAGTTCAAAATTGTTGATTTATTTATTTTCACCTCATTCAATTTCAAAATTATCATCTAATATAAGCTATGAAATAGGAAAAACCCTGAATGATGTTTTTATATTAGATGATAAAATATATATTAAATTTGAAGTTAAAACTAAAGATGGGATAGATGCTGATGATTATTTTAAATTTTATAAAATGATAAATTTAGTTGAAAAAATTTCATCTGATATTTTAAATAAAAAAGTTAAATTGCAAGTTAAAACTAATGTCTCCTCTCCAGGAGATATAATGTTGTATTTTTCACTAGGATTTGGAACAATTATAATTATAATGCTATTTTCCTTTCTATCAAAGAGCAAAACAAAGATAGATTTCGATTCTGAAGGTTTTCATTTTGAAAGTGAAACAAAAAATGGACTATTAGATTATCTTAAATTTATTTATGATAGAAAAGATAAAAATAATAAATTTTCTAAATATAAAAAAGAAATACAAGAAGTTGAAGAAGAGGTAAAAGATATTCCAGAAAAATGGGATTTAAAAATACCAGATTTTATAAATAAAAAATAGATTATTTTTTTTGTGAAATTATCAAATATATTTTTTCTTCATTTATTTCTATTTTAACATTAAAAAATAAAATAAAAACTATTGTAGAAATAAAATATATTATAGGCGGGTTAGTATTAATTTTTAAAATATATTCTGCTAAGATAAAAATTCCTGTTGCTATGAAATTAATAATAGATAAAATTATTAATATTGAATATAGCATAAAATTCCCTCCTATGAGATTTAGTATATTTAATTATAACATATAAAAATTAAAAAGTTTATATATATTTGTAAAATAACAAACTAAAAAAGACCCTGCTTGCAACAGAGTCTAAGTATAAGTGATATATAAATATCTAACTAATATTGAGTATATCACACAAAGGCAACATTTTCAATAGATAGGAGTGTGATTTTTTTTATGGGCAGAAAAAAGAGACGTACTAGAAAGCTTAATGGAGCTGGAAGCATAACAAAATTAAGTGGCAATAGAAGTAAACCATGGATAGTGAGAGGCCCTGCTGAAATTCAGATTGACGGTACGGTAAAAAGACCTGTCATAGGATATTACGCCACATCTGAAGATGCAGAAATTGCTTTATCTATGTATAAAGTCAAACCTTATAACATTGATGAAAAAAATACTACTTTTGGAGAATTATATAAGCTTTATGTTTTTAATAAAGAAAAGGAACTTGTCAAAGCAACTTTAGATAAGTATAAAAAAGAATATGACAATCATTTATCTAAACTTGAAAATAGACCCATAAGAGAACTTAAGTACTCCAGTTTACAGCCTATACTTGATAAAGTTCCAAAAAATACATCCTCTACTTTAAAAATTATAATAAATGGCATTTATTCACTAGCCTTGAAAAATGATATTGTAGATAAAGACATAAGCTCACTACTTGAAATCAGTAAATTTACTACAAGAAAAGTAGATAGAAATATTTATAATATTGAAGAAATTAAAAAATTTAGAAATTTATCTGATACAACTGAAAATAAACATTTAAAAGATATTGCAGATATGTTACTTATAATGCTATATAGTGGAATGAGATCAGGCGAAGTCAGACTTTTAGAAATAGAAAATATTTTTCTAAAGGAAAATTATGTAATTGGAGGAATAAAAACAGAAGCTGGAAAAAATAGAATAATTCCAATCCACCCTAAAATACATAATATAATTAAATTCCATTTAAATTCTGAAAAGAAGTTTTTATTTGAAACAAGAGGGAAAGAGTATTCGGAAGCCAATTTTAAAAAACATTTCAAGAATGTCAAGCAGATACTGGGGATAGAATATAATTATAATCGTCACTCAACAAGACATACTTTTGTTACAAAATTAAAACAATTAGGAATATCTGAAGGAAAATTAAAAAAAATAATCGGTCATAAATCCAAGGACATTACGGATGGGGTATATACTCACTATACTAAAGATGATTTGTTAGAAGAAGTAAAAAAATTAGATTATGGAGAATAAGTATTTGATACCAATTTGTTACCAATAAGTTTATTTTTCTTCTATTTTTTTAATGTTATTTAAAATTTTAAGCACTATAAATATTGCGATTGCTTATTTCATTGATTTCAAAAATTTTAAATTCATACAATGACCTCTTCTGTAACTTTGAGCTCCCCTTCCTCATTTTCCATTATCATAAGAGTTGGCATTGCTTCTATTTTTATATCTCCATTTTCTCTTAGAAGGTTAAAGTCAACTCCCAGAAATTTTCCTCCACTTGAAAAAATTGATCCTATGGAAACTTCCCCATTTAGAAACTTTGCTATCAAACTGGATTTTGAAGGAGTCTGATTATCACTACTCGCAGTCCAGTCCACTCCAAGCCTTTCAAAAAGATTTGAACTTGTATCAATTATTCTCCCTTTTATTATTATCTGTTCTTTCGGTTTGTCCAAATCTTTTATTATTCTTCTGACTTCTTCCATTTTCTTTTCATCTCCATGCAGAATAACTTTGTTGTCAATTCCTACCATTTTAAAACCGCTCAGTCCATCCAGTTTTTCTGATATTTCCTTGACATCCCTGTATTCAAGCTCTACTTCACCTATTTTTTCATTAACTGTTTTTTGTGACACAGCTTCTTTCCCGCTATTTTTTCCTTCTGTTTTTCCCGATTTTTCATTACTGTCTTCAGTTTTATTCTTTACACTTTCTTTTTCTGTTTCTTCTTTTTTCTGCCTTTTTTCTTCTCTGTAAATAAATATTTTATTTACATTCTGTACATCTTTTTTATTTACATAGTCTGTTATCTTTTCCGAAAACAGATTATTACATGTAAAGAAAAGTATAAAAAACATAATCACATTTTTTTGAAAACTTATTTTATCCCTTTTACTCTTAAGCAACATTTTTCTATCCTTCCCTTTTAATTTTTTACAACTATTTTCCCTTTTTCAATAAATCCCAGAGAAATTTTAAATCCCTCACCCGTAAGGTCAATATACATTCTGGAAGTATCTATAAACTTTCTGCTTTTATTAAGAAAATACAGAAACTTTCCAAAATTATTCAGTGAGCCGTACAATGTGAAATGAATATATTTCAGTTTATATCCATTTCTCTCCCACAGCTTTTCTGATTTTGATATTTCATTCATTTTAAGCCCGCTTTCCCTTGCAAAAACATAAATCATCTTTTTAAATTCAGACTCATTTTTCATGGAAAGCAATCCTAATTTTCCTATCATTATCTGAACCTGCTCATAATCAGACTGTATTTCCTTTCTACGTTCTTCTTTTTCTGAAATGGCATTTTCTATTTTCACTTCCAGTTCCTTTTTATTCTCCTTCAGTAATTTTTCATTATTTTTTTCATTCCTGTATTTCTGATATTTACCATTTAATCCCAATATAACTAACACTAGTAACAGCACCAGTATAATTCCCTTTATTTTAATCTTTTCCATTTTAACCTTCCTACACTATTCTTTCTCACTGACTGTATATTCAAAAACCGTTGTTTCATCATTGTCCTTTATATATCCAAGTTCGCTGTTTTCATATTTTTTTCTCACATTGCTTTCAAACTTTTCAAAATTATCAAATTTTTCTATCTCTCCCTGTATCAGCCATCTTTTATTCTCATAATTCACTTTAGTATAATCTATTCCATTAATGCTGTTATCTACCAGAAATTTTATAAACGAGTAGTATTCCTTTCTCTTTATTCCATTATCAATTTCATTTAATTTCGACAGTTCTTCAGAGTAATCCGGAAGTTTTTCGTTTTTTTCCTTTAAATATTCTGATTCCAGATTTTTAACCTGTTTCTTCAGGGTTTTATTTCTTTCAGCCTGCTTTTCCAAAGGAATCATTCCTTTAAAAAACACATATACTCCTATTAGAATAACCACAGCCAGTATATCTTTTAATTTTATATCCTTTAAATCTCCAAGCTCAATCCTATTATTTTTGCTTAAAAAATTTATATTATCTGTAAGTTCCTCATTCTGAAAAATATTTCTTATATCCTCTTCTTCACAAAAAAATGTTTTCATATCGCCAAAATCAAAATTTTCCCTGTCTTCCATATCTTCCAGCTTTAAATCCAGTTTTTCAATTTCTTCTATTTTCTCATTTTTTATGAGCATTCTTATACTGTTTATTTCTCCAACCTGTAATATTTCAATGTCTTCTTCCTTTAAAATACCATAAATTATATCGAAGTCCGTTTTTATATCCATAAGCTTAAATCCAGATTGCTTAAAGGTATTTTTTATGCCGTTTATCTGTTTTCTGCTCATGTAAAGATTGATATATCTGTTTTCCAGATGATTTAAATAATATTTTTTACATATATACTCCAAGTTTTTACTTATAAAATTTCCTTTATTCTTCAGGTCTTCCTCAAATAAAAAATAAGGATAGTGCAGAATAACTGAAACTGGAATTTTTTCCTCTATCTCAGCTTCTTCCTTCAGATTTTCAAGAATGGATGACAGCTCCTGATTTTCAAAAAACAGGAGTTCCTCATTCATGTAAATATAAACTTTATCCTTACTTCTCATATAAACTTTTATTTTTTCAAACATCTTTCACCTCAATTTTTTTTCATACTTAATACTTCAATTTAAAACAAACCCACCATTCTTTTCCTGAATCTCCACTGTCATGGAATCTATTCTTTTAAATTCCAGCTCTTCCCTATAATTTACTTCTTTACCTAAAATTTCCTTAAAATATATTATTTTCAGATTATTATAAACTGTATTTTCTTCAAGTGGCAGGGAATATTTGTTTCCGGAAAAATCCTTTATTTCCTTTATTTTAAAGTTCCCTATGCTTTCTTCATGATTACCTGAAAACAGGAGCCTTTTCAGTTCGTTCTGACCAGATGTGCTTATTATGAACTTTTTATTGAAATAATCACTTTTTCCTTTTATAACTTCCTGATTTCCGTTAACATTTAAACCCCTGTTTCCTAATCTTTCGGCATTTTTATTTTCCATACCTGCCAGATAACTGTCTGATATTTTTCTGCTTTTATCACTTTTTCCTCTTAGAACTGTTATTTTTCCACGCTCATGCACAAAATAGATAAATCCTGTTGAAAAAGTCAGAATTACAGATAAAATTATAAGAACATAGACAAGACTTGCCCCCCTTTTTTTATTTTCCACTGGATTCCTCCCCTACATTAAATTAATTATCTTAACTTCTTCATCTTTCCCATTTTTGATTATAAGCAGAAATAGCCTGTCCACTCTTTTGAATTCCAGATTTTCATATTCGCCTAAAGCCGTCCTGCTTCCCATATTTAAAGAATTTACTCCTTCTGATATATATAATTTCTTATTTATATATTCCAGTTTATAAAATAAACTGTCCTTTCTAAATAAAATATAATTTCCTTTTATATGAAAATTATCCATACTTCCTTCATACTCAAAAACTTCCCTGTCCCTGTTTGCTATATTTTCAGAAAT